CAATACTCATCGCTAAAGTGGACATGTCCATATCTTAAACTGCAAACGCCGGGATCGATTGCCATAACTTATCGTGACTGTACCAATAAATGTCCTCTGAACTATTAGCACCCTTATCAAAATGTTTGGTAATATTTTTGCCAAGGCACCAACGAATTTCCCAACTATTCTCATATTCTGTGCACAAGCCTGGTTCCTTTATCATAACAGTAGAACCTGGAGTTATTCCGCTAAGAAATACATCCATTAATTCCTCTGTATCAAACATAGCACTACCTGTTTCTTTTATACTCATACTCTTATCCTTTTCCTTCATGTGGTTTAAAATCATTCAGAACCTGCAATGTCAAGACGAGGTGTATTGGGAGCATCACCCTCACTCGGCGTAAAGTCACTCTGTTGAGCATATCGACCTTTATCTTGAGGATCAAATGTCTCTATCCCAACATGTTCAATACCTAAATGATGTACAAAGATAATCAATTGTCGCTCTTCTAACTCCATAGAGTATAGCTGTCTAGCTGTAATGTGTGACCAACTCTTGAGCGATGTAAAATAATCTTCACCGTTGCCATCATTTTCAAACCAATCTCGTTTGGGACGTTTCTCTGCCATGTTCTCAGCTATTGTGCGAACCTGCCAGTCTGCCCATCGGCCTTCAGTCATCGAGTCCGAGCTCCTTTCTCAATTGTTCACGCTCATAGTCACGTTCTTCCTGTTGTTCTTCACGTTCGACCTCACGCATACCATGTTCATGCAATGCACGATCAATTATGGATTGATTCTCCGCATACCAAGTATGACTTTCTTGAAAGTATTGCAGAAGCTCTTTAATTACATTCAAAATATCGGGACCTTCTTTTCGCATCACCGGTTCTTCAAAACTTTTAATAACTTCTACCGCTCTTTCTTCCAAATGTTTTGCTGGATAATTAGCCATTACTTTCCATTTCCTTCTTTCTGATTTCCATTTCCTTCTTTCTGATGATTATGGTCGACCAACTGTTGGTCAGAATCTCGGGTTGTCATTTGATGTATCTGTTGCATTTCCATATCTTCAATTTCTTGAAGCTTATCTCTCGCCTCAGCAACAATCTGTATTTGAGTATCTACAGATGAAATGATATCCGGATGTTCTGCAACACCAGCTGGGTGTTCTAAATACACCTGTACATTAGTGCGAGCACAATCTATCTCTGCCTCATACTTTCTTCGTAACGCCATTACTATCTGTTGACTAAGCATAAATTCTATCTCCCTTCATTCAACAATTTTTTTGGGTCTTGAACAACTGTCACATCCATCATAGGGACCCATTCTTCAAAGTTCTTTTCCATATCTCTGACTTTATAAAACTGCTCTTCTTCATTCTTTTCTACAATGACTCCCGAACGACTCATTTCCTTGTGTTCCATTATAGGCAAATCTGCCAATGAATATAACCCACCAAGTCTCCCATACTCATCTATGGGAAACACTTTCTTATATGTACAATGATATAAATCACTCATAATACAACCTCCGCAAATTCCTTATAAAGTTTTTCTTCCAACCGATAGGCTTCTTTCTCCCACGGCTCATCAACATAGTCAATTTTACGAACATCATAGGTCTTTGACTTCCATCTTCGCATTGCAGGTTTTCTTGCGTAATCTTGCATCTCTCCCCTGGCCCACTGTTTTAAATGGATCATTTCGTGAGCTAACGTCATTAAAAGCATCTCCAAAGAACGCCGTGGGCCCCCATCGAGTTCAATAATAAACTCTCTAGGTCGCCACTCGTTATCTTCAAAATGACATGTCCCATAACACCCTTCTTTCTTTTTCATTTTTCGTGTTAAAACAATACTCAACTCTATGTTATTATACAGACGCTTACTCATCAATTTAGTTCCATAGAACGAGGCTGCCTTTTCAAGCAACATCTTCAATTTTTTATTCTGGCTTCTATAGCCACCAATTGAAATGAGCATCAGGCTTCCTTAAATACATACTGAATAACATAAGTCGTATTCACAATAAACTCACGTGCCTCTGCAATATTGTCAAAGCTCTTAACCACCTTGAATGTCCTTTTCGCTAGGTCTGCTTTAATTGCTGCGGTTTGCACAGAACCCCATCCTAGATTGCGAGGTGTATAGTTGCACACATCATATTTTTCCACTTCTGGATAAGTTACCATATGCATTTCTCCTAATGTTGAATAGTCCATATGTATATTATACTATAGGTAGGATCCTATGTCAAGCACTCTAAGTCATTGATTTATATAGGTTTTTTCATAAGTCATTGATTTATAAAGGAAAATTTCTTTTGACGGAAACTATAGAGATATGAGGTATCTATTAGAATATTCTTATATAGTTATTAACTTACATATCCACTATATGTCGCATTCCACTTAAAAGCCTCCCGGACAGCACTGGCTGTTAACCCTTTATACTTTTTGCCTAAAGTTCCTTCTTTTGCCATGATAAGACATTCAGCTTCCCCAGAGGACAATCCTTCAAGCACCTGAATAAACATCATTTCTCGCCTCATCTTATTGATGTTAGGATTCCCTTCAACATTTGGACCACTACTACGATGCAACACTACAAAATTAGCTATTTGTCGCACCTCTCTTTCTAAGCGTGTATGCTCTGTACCATCAGGTGCATCATTGGGCATATATGGTACATCCCCTTCAGGTATTAACCACTCAATCTTGGGATCAAACGCCGCCTTTAAAAATTGTTCTAAGGACTTTGTTTTATACTTTCTTAGAATTGCAATCTTTTTACTTTTATCTTTTGCATTATTCACTTGTAAAAAAATCTCATGGAATAATGGTGTGTATGTTTCAAAAACCATTTTAAAAATCTCCTATATTTTGCATTAAATCATTTAGTTTGTGTTCGATAAAGTAATTAAATAACTTACTTCTATCATTGGGGATGATGTCATTATACTCTTTTAAAATTTTAGTACTAATCTCTGGGGGGATTCTACCTAAGTCTATTAGAGTTTGATTTCTTTGCCAATTACGAATCCATGTATCCTTTTGGCACTTTGCTATTTGATAAAGTGCCTCAGGTTCATACTCAATCATAGCTTCCACCAAGGTCACTATGATTGTCTTTCTTATTGGCTTCTGTCTTTTCTCAGACACAAAGGTATCATCAGACGACAGAATGTTAGGTACACCATCACTACGATCACCTTTAATAATATGTTCTCGTAAATATTCTAACGGATCTTTTGACACCAACATCTTCTTACTGACAGGACTATATTGGTCCACAGCAGGTCCATGTAATTGTATAAAATCTTTATCTGATGATACTATGAGAGTATTAGTATTTTCTTCAGCACTCTTTACCAACGTAGCTATAATATCATCGGCCTCGGCACCGTACACATTTACTACCTTATATGGAAAATTCTCTTTCAACTCATCCCGAATTGTATTAAGACATTCAAAAATCATATTCCAGTTATAAGGAGAAGCCTCTCTATCTTTTTTACGGTTAGCCTTATAGTTGGGAAAATAATCACGGCGCCAATAATGTTTACTGTCACAACACAACACCATATCACCATACTTTTCATTAAACTTAGAATAATAGGAACGTAATGTATTTAATACTACATGACGTACCAATTTTTCATCTACCGTTTCACTCTTATGATGTAATTGGGACATTAACGCTCCAATTGCAATTTGAGTAAAATCAATTAATAACATAAATCACCTTTTCATTCTCTATGGAGCTACCTGTTGGGATCGAACCAACGACCTGATGCTTACAAAGCAACTGCTCTGCCTGCTGAGCTAAGGTAGCTAGTCATCGTTAGTTTCGTCTGTGGGTCCGAAGATTGGACCGAAGCCACCGCCGCCGGTGCGGCTATGCCAGCTGGCATTTGAATGATCTTCTTCAACTTGTCCGGCCACATGACCTGCATCTTTAGTAAAGCTTTCTGGTGGATCAAACTTATATTCCTCTATCGTATATTCTTCTAGAGGCTTTTGTCTCCTATACTCATCTATATAATTGCTGTTAGTATTCATATAGAATGGAGAATGCGAACCTAAAATAGAACCTTGTTCCGCCTGTTTCGTGAGTGTAGCATATTCTAATAAGGTCTCTAAGATACCTTGTAAATCTTTTAATCGTATCATATTCGGACCATCAGACGGAGCGTTATCTGGATCATCATGCACTTCCATAAACAAACCATCTACCCCAACTGCCAATGCGGCCCGTGCTAAAAATGGTGCTACAAGTCGATTACCTTTAGTAGTTTTGCCTGTTGGCTGTTGAACACTATGGGTTGCATCAAATATCACAGGAGCATATTTTCTCATTACAATCAACCCAGCCATATCTACCACTAGTCTACCATAACCAAAAAATGTTCCACGTTCAGTCAACATCACATCCCCACCATGTTTTTCAACAGCCCATACCATAGACTCAGGAGATGTAAACTGTCCCTTCTTTATGTTAGTAGGCTTTCCTGTTTCAGCACATGCAACTATCAAATCGGTTTGTCTACATAGAAAAGCGGGTATCTGAAAAATATCTATAGTAGGTAAAAGAACGGGCTGCCAACTTTCGTGAACATCTGTTAGTATTTCACATCCAATTTGTTTTTTAATCTTACCAAAACTTTCATTAGCCAATTCTACACGGTACATATGTACTTTCACTTCACCAATGACACCTCTATAACTATCTTTACTAGTTCTATTCGCTTTATCAAATGATGTTTTATAAATAAAATTTATATTTAAATCATTACAAATATCTTTAATAGCACCTGACATATCAAAAGCGTGTTGTTCGCTTTCTAATACGCAAGGTCCTGCTATTAAATTAAACCTTGAATTTTTTAACTTATCATACCACATTATCTTCTATAAAAAGTCTTCTAGTGTATCGAGTTCGTGGAGTTTTTTTCTGAATACCGTCAACATCATAAGCCGTAGCCAAACAAACAAAATGTGTTTTATTCTCCATATCCTTACCCCAAAATAAATCACGCCATACTGCTGTTCCTAAATACGTTTTAATACTATTAAGGTAATCTTCACGATTTCTTATTTCTCTTTGTACTTTATCCTTTTCTTTTCCTTTCTCCATTCTACGCCATTTATATCTCAACTCTTTTATTAAAGTTCTATTGTGACGTTCCCATTCTTTAACAATTTTAAGACTAGCCGGATGGTCATCATCTAAATCTTTAACGGCAGGATGTATATTCTTATATTCAGCCGGCTTCTTGGCCGCCCGAACCTTAGCCATTTTATCTTCTATATAGGAGTCTGCCATAGTGTACCTTCGTAATTTATTATTTTTTTATTTATAAGGTACTCCATCACATCATAGTAACCACCCACGGGTTCATTATCAACCACTACTTGCGGTAACTTTCTTATCCTCTTTCCGATTTTCTCCGAAATTAGATCCATAGAAACTTCATCATCAAAAGTATAAGTAATAAATTGTATATAATTTATTGTTAGTAATTTTAAAACTCTAAATGATGTTTCATTAATCTTCTCATGCATATAAATTTCAACTTTCATTATCACACAGGAAATCTATTTATTCTTTGATCCTCCTGCCTCTTCTGTTCTTTTTTTATAGCCAGCTTTCTCTTGAGTCTACGACTCATTGATGGCTTTTCAAAATGTTCTCGATCTTTCAATTCCAAAAACAAATTACTCCGCTCGCAACTCTTCCTAAATCTTTTTATTAGGGACTCGAAAGATTCATTACGAAATTTCTTATTCACTCTCATATTTATAACTATTTTGAAGTAGGAATTTTCTTTAGGCCTAGGCCGACTTTATAGATATCATACCATCCGAAATTATAATATTCCTTAAATGCCTTACATTGCAGATATTCTTTCTTACACTTTTGATAATGACTGCACCGATCACATGGGAAATCATAGATAACTTTCAATACCTTCCCTGCATATTTTTTCTTCACTATCTTACTCATAATATTACTCCAACCTTACCTGATATATCATTATACAACAAAACTAACAACATGTCAAGCACTATTTTACTGATCTTCTTCAGAATTATCTTTAGTTTTAGGTAACCAAACCTGTGGAGGTAACATATAAAATAACATTCTTCCTGTATCCAATAACTTTCCATCTTTTTTCTTAGGGTTCCTAAATTCACCAACAACCTTAACGGTTTGCCCTCGTTTTTCTTCAGCCTTTTTAAGGCTCTCTAACAAATCTTTATTCCAAGGATAAGCATATAGCCTAGGTTTACTTTCTCCCACCCGTGTTAATAAAACATAGATAACTTTATTTTGTTGATCTGGTATAAAATAGTGATAAACTTGATACCCTCCCGCTTCACTGTCTGTCGGATAACCTAATAGTGCCTTGTATGTCACCCCTATTGATATCGAAACTATTAACACCAAAGGTATAAAAATAGCCTTAAAGAGATAATTCTTAGGGTAGGCTATAATTGTCCACAAACATAACATGACAATAAAAATAATACTTAAATAAACAAGTTGTTCCATTACCAGGCTTCCCCCCAGAATATCTTAGCTTGTTCTGTTGCTTCTCCCCCACTTAAATTACTATACGTTCTAGTTGCAATAATAGATTTACGTTCATTACTCAACTTTGTAATCTTTCCTTTCGCATCTAATGTAAACCTAAACGCTGTAAACTCTTGACCTCGATGTTTCCCAAGCATTTTTGTAAACGTAACCAACTTATAAGGATTTACTTGTATTAACTCCACCTTTATGTTTATATCAAGTTTCTTAGGATAATTTTTACCATCAATATAATCATTTTCAATAGATGTAGTATCATAAATATGAGCATTAACTAGATACTCACCTTCTACTGTTCCTCGCAAAGAAACTACTTCTCGGTTTCTTTCAATGATCTTTCTAGTTCCATCTGGTAAATAAATGATATCATTTCGTGTTCCTAAATCATCTCGGTCTAAATGCATAAACCCTGTGCCTCTATTTCTAAATGAAACTATATTAGAAAGAGGATCTTGAACCCAAATATCTATATCATCTTTTGACTTATCATCCCAAGTTAAAATTATAAGATAATCAGATTTTTCTTCTACGTCATGTTTTTTCGTAATCGGATTAATAAGAATAAAAGCCAAGACAAACATAAAGGCCAGACCTACTACTATATTAAATAATAAATCTGTAAACCCGGTACTAGAAACATATCTACCTATATGCATTTTTCAAGTTGTCTTTCTATATTGACAAGTTGGACCTTAATAGCAAGGGAACATAACAATCCCATAAGAGTAGTATAAAGAGCAGTAGACATACCTAAAGACATTTTAACCAAGGCAGCTTGTATAGACACTACATCACTAACATCTAAATCTATAAATGCACCACTAAGCATTAATATAAATCCAGTCACAGTACCAACAAGTCCTAACACTAAACAAGTTTCTGCAATAAACCAACCAACAGCAAGTTCTTTAATTGGTTTAGCTGGTATATCTTTTCTAAACGAATATACTTTTTTACCTAACCATAGAGTAGTTAGTATAAGAATAGTTAGTATTATAAAACCTAAACGAGTTGGATCTTTTTCTACTAGATGGTGAAAAAACCCAAAGTAATATGCTACAATCCCTATTGATCCCTGCACACAAAACAGAAACCACCACCGTAATAAAACATTTTTATATCGTTCCACGTATTCACCTTAGCCACTTCTTAGCTGCCTTCATGGCATCCTTTTTCTGTTGCGACGTTAAGGATGGCATATTATCTACAAAGTGTTTGGCGTTTTTCATAGTCCAATAAGCTCTTGCATTTTTCATAATCAAATCCCAATCGTCTTTACCTTCTCGCATTTGTATTTCAACTTCTTCTTTTCGTACTCGTTTCTTAGCCACAGCGTTTGCCCAATTCTGTGCAAATTGTTTCTTCGTCTTTATCTTGTTCTTAGTAGTCGCTTGCTGATAAGCTTCATCGGGAACTGGTGGCGTATCTCCTGTTGGCCACCCACCTGCATCATTCGGAACACTAAAAGAAGCTTCATAGGCCTTAAACATACGCTCAGCTGATAACTTTTCATAATTTCGATCTTGACCTGGAGTTGTAACTTTAAACTTACGTGCCTTCTTGGCTTTAACACTCCCCTCATAAACATCATTCTTACTAGTAATATCGGCACCTGAGGTAGTATTCTGCGTTGACTTACCCAACACTTTTTTCTCTAATTGTTTCTTAATTTTATCAGCTTCTTTGTTGGCTTTCTTTACAACTGAGTTAGGAACATTTGTAAACAGCCGAGCCTCTTCCTTTTCTTCATTCTGTCCTTCTGGACCTTTATACTTCTTTTTGAGTTTATCTTTTACACCTGGTTTATAATGTGGCTTGTCACCTTTATTTTTCATCGACCACATCAATTTAAACATACTCGCCTTCTTATCTTTGTATGTTTTGTCTCCAGGTAGACCTTTAAACTTACCTGAGTCTAAATCTTTTTGAAACTCGTGTGCCGTGCCACCTATCTTTGACTTAGGTTTATTCGGCTTAGTTTTCTCTTTCTCTGCCTTTGTATGGCCCCATCCTGGTGGTGCTACTTCATCTACATCATTAGACATTAAAGCTCTAATAGTATCCATATCTAAGTTCATTATCTTTGCAATTTCTTCCGCACTTTTACCTTGACTAATTAACTTATGCAACTCTTCCATACCATCTTCAATAATAAATTCTGGATCAGTTCCTGACTCAGGAATATCTGGGTCTGTAGGTTCGTGTGGATGTTCGTGGGGCTCTGTACCTTTATGCTCAATTACTTCTGCATAGGCATCGGCCATAGTTTTTCTATATCTTGACATGATAGTATTCCGTATGTGTTACTATTTATCAATACATGGTTCTAATATTATCACATATATTTAATTTCTTAGCCTCTCTAGCAGATAACCAAACATCTTCAGGTGGCAACAAAAATTTTCTAATATCTTTCTCTGTGAGTCCTGTACATTTCTTATAATGATCTATCATTCTTTTGGTTGACAATTCAAACTCTTTTACCTGTGCAAACAATTCGTGTTCTTTACCATATGTACCCCATGAATATTGGTGTGATAATATTGAAGTATTTGGAGTAAGAGTACGATGGCCTTTTTGGCCTGTAATAAAAAGCAACAAACCACAAGATGCTATTACTCCCAAACCAACTGTATGTATAGGAATTCTACTCCCCTTCATTATATCAATCATTGCAAAACAGGCGGGGACTTCACCACCATTACTACACATTAAGAGTTGAAGTTTCTTATGTTTTCTCTTTTCAGTATTTTGTTTTAAAATAAATTCTATACCTTCTCTACAACTATCTGTAGTAACATCTCCCATAAACAAGTAAATACCCGACTTGTAAAGTTCTGCTTCTTCAAATGTATTAGCCATCTTAGGCAGCACATCTTCTAAATTATTCATCATTTATCTTCCTTATCAAATCTATAAAAATTTGTGCATCTACTACGACTAATGGTTTTTCATTATTCTTCTTTAAGATAACTAAAGGCTCATAGTTCTTGGCGTTTACACTCGCCTGTTCGTAGGCCTTCCATACATTACCACTTTCTTGATTTTTACATTCAATTGAAAATGGAAATTTTTCTCTAGCAGCACGGGCCATTATTAAATCTTCACCACCAGAACCCATGGGACGTGATTCTATATCCTCAGGGTGAATATCTAACCCCTCAATAAGTCGCTCACGCACCCACTGTTGTAATCGTCTACCTTTAGCTTTAGCTGATTGTGTTTTCATTCGTCATCATAATCTAATCCTAGCCTAGTAAAATCTCGTTCAATAGGCTCTAATACTTCACCACAAAAGCAACAAAAATATATCTCCATATCCATAGGAGTTTCTATACTAAATTCACCACTACATTCACTACACTCACAAAACACTCGACTATCTTCCATTATTTATCCCACAGATGTAAGGTCTACAACTTCACACCCATCAGCACTACACGCAAGTTCTTGTGAACCGGCTGTCATATCTTGTTCCTCATATTCAGATAATAGTGCCCAATCATATTTCTTTGGCATTTTCTTTAATAAAGTTTCATACTCTTGTTTACTACAGTCTTGATAGGGGGCCTGTCTATAACTATGATCTGCAAATGGTAAGAATGATACGCCACTCATCATATTGAAATTTTCATACGTCCATGCACCAACTGCCATCCATTCTTCTTCTTTAACTGTAATAGTAACAGAAGGTTTATGCTCACACCAATTCTCCTGATAAACTTTCCATAATTCTAACTGTTCCACTGCCGACATATCTTTTCTATATACACCATTCTTCGGACCCTTCACAGGAAAACTGAATACCCATGTATGTTCTGGCTTAGTCACATCATCTTCACAGGGGAAACCTTGGTCGTACATCATCTTTGCCAGTGGGTCCTTCTTATCAGCACGAACCGTTCTGACATAATGTGGGTTGTGTCGTGCATGAATACCACTAGCACTATCTACCAATTGACTCACTGTACCTGATGGTTTGACACAAGTAATAGCAACTGATTGATTAATACCTAACTTAGTCGCCCATTCTTTATTTGTCTTAACTGCCTCTTCTCGTAATTCTTGTAGTAACTGAGGTAGACCTTTCTTTTTACCATTAGTTAATACATTGTCCATGATACCTGTTAAGGACACACCAAGTAATCTTTCTTCTTCACAATTTTCTCGCCACTTTTTACCTAGATATCGGAAGTTGGTTAATGTTGATTGCCATGTGCCTAATATAGTAGCATATCGGACCTTTTCTTTTAATGTTTCTAGGGTATCATTTTCTCTTATTACAACTTCTGTTAAATTACAAAACTCACAATTACGCAATATAATTTCAGAGCAGGGGTTGGTCCCAAAATCATGGTCACCGTCTCGTCTACCATGTAATGCCGCCTGTGCCTGTGCGGCAGGTCTACTAAAGATACCACGTTCACCAGACTTAGACTCATATAAGGACTTCCATTCTTCCATAAAGATACCCATATCAGGCATCTCAGTATAACAAGCTGAGTTATTAGCCAATGCACGTTGCACATTAGACTCCCACCAACGACCTGCCTTTGCATGACGCATACGATCATCTGATAAATTAGATAAACTTAATAAAGCACTACGTCTTACACCACCAACAACAACACTCTCAGCTATCTTACAACAAATATCATGGGCTTCTAATGAGGTGAGCTTTCTACCTGCGGCGTCCCGGAAGACGTTTACACAAAAGCGAAACAAATCTTCTAAGGGCTCAGGGCCCGAGGCACGACCACCGAATGTTTTAAGGGGTGCACCTGCAGGTCTTACTCTTGATAAGTTCCATTTAGGAATTTGCCCTGCCGCCAACAGGTAGATAAGCTCTCGTAAAGCCTTTGCCCAACCCAACTTGGAATCAGACACCATGATAATTGTATCTGTCTCAAAAAATTCTTCATTAATTGCTGGAAGATTATTGACATACTGCCTCTCAACACTAAAACCAACGCCTGTTCCATTCATCAATATATAAAGTAACTCATCAAAGGCACGAAAACTATCTACCCGAAGGTACGAACAATTATAGCCAGCTACATTTTCTCGTTTTAACGCATCTCCGGCAGTCATTAGCGCCCGCATCGAAGGCATTACTTCTAAATTCATTATAACATTTTTATATTTTTCTACACTACCTACACTAAAATCTCGTTCATTTTTTAAATGTTCTTTAAAAAATTGAAGATAACGTACTACAGTTTCTTCCCAAGTTTCTCGTCGGTTGTCTTCATATCGGTATCGAGCATATCTAGATAAATGAATATACTCCTGATAAGGTGTAGGTAGCACCATAGGTTTTCTCTCCTTAAATTCGCTTCCAGGCCGCAAGACGCATTTTAGCTTGCAACCCAGAAAAAGTGTTGTTGTCTATTGTTGTTTGAATGTCCTGGTGACCACCTAGGACCATGTCGTTAATATCTTTTTGGGGAATAGAATCAGGCCAAATCACAAGTTCATATTGTTTATCAATCAGCTTTTCCATTTTATCTATTATTTCTTTTGACCTTGGTTCGTTATCCATTATTATCGTCGTATCACATGGTGGCAAATCTCTAAAATCAGAACCTGCAACCGCTAAACTATTTTCTAAAAACAGAGAATCTATCGGACCCTCTACTACATAAACTCGTTCAGTAAGATCGGCCCGATCAAGACCAAATATTTTTGGTCTATCTTCAAACTTAATTGTTAAGTACTTCGGTTGCTCCTTACCAAAAGCTCTGCCTTGAGCAGCAAAAACTTTTCCATTTTCGTCATAAAACGGAATCACCAATCTAGGATGTTCTTCCCTTCGTGGAACAAGAGAAGGTATATTTGCCCAACTAAAAAATTTATGACACAGGAAAAATTTGTCGTAATGTTTTTCTGGAATTTGTCTTTTCTTTAGAATTTCTAGGGCGGGATGATCGCCGTTAAGTTTATTTATAGAAATCAAATCCTTCAGTTTTGGATCTCTCTTTTTAAATTTAGGAGCATCAAATTTAAACTCAGGTTCTTGAATTTCATTTTTTGTATATCGTTCCATGACATAAGCTTTATATGAATCTGGATCAATATATTCTAATACTTTGCCAAATGTGGTTCCTTTCCCACAGTTATGACACCGATAAAAAAAATCATTTTTCTTCCGATAAAAATAACCCCGAGCCTTACTGTGAGACTTCTGAGAGTCACCACAGTAGGGGCATCGGAAATTAAATAGATTATCACGAACCTTCTTGAACTTACCAAGACGAGGTGACAACATCATAATAAACTTTAAATCAATATAGACCACTCATTCATTATACATGAACTACATCACAATGTCAAATGTTTTATGAAGCGAGATTGATGCATTATTCTGTACAGCCCTTAACATACTTTGAGATATCCGTGGCCTTACAAGCCCAATTGATAGCACCAGCAGCAGTAGGTGTTAGTTCTAATGTTTTTCCTCTTAGTACAGACCCAGATTTATCGTTGTATATTACGGTAACAACACCATCAACGCCTATATTAACAGATCCTACACTAGTTCCAGATACAGATTCCCAACCTGCTTGTTCATTATTAACTGGCATTTCACCATTCATCGAATGATATTCTGCAACGGCTAGTTTAGCCCCATTAGCTAATGTTAATCCTTCTGATGCTTTGGATTTGGTAATGTATGTGTTATACTGTGGCACCGCTATCGCAGCAAGAATGCCTATGATAGCTACAACTATCATCAATTCTATCAAAGTGAAGCCCGATTGCTTCTTCCATGGCAAAGTACTTTCTAATGTAAACATGATATTTTCTCCTATCATCTACCACATTATACTTCCCATAACAATTCTATTATTTAGTTATTTTGTTGTTGCATGATATACTCCATCCCAATCATTGCCAGGAGGATTACTCTTAAACTTCTCTATACGCTCAAGCATTATAGAATAATAGACAGACATGATAGGCCAAGCTGTCTCCAAATCTTGAGCCCACTTCTCTGCCAATATCCATTTTTGATTACGATAAAAAACTAAAAATTTTTCGTGTTGTTGTTCTAGGTGAACCCAATTAGTATTATGCCACATATATTTTTGCGTACTTAATGCTGTATAGATACGAACCGCATCTTTCTTTCCTTTAACTGCAATAGAATCAAGTTCTACACAAAAATATTCATCATCTATATCTTTAGCAGTTTCTTCACCCAAAATAATTGTTACACCATAACTTTTTGATTGTCCTTCTAATCGTGAAGCTAAATTAGCAGCATCTCCTAAAATTGAATAATCAAATCTACTAGTACTTCCCATGTTTCCCACGACGACCTCACCTGTGTTGATGCCTATACCAACAGTAATAGGCAGTTGATTTTCTTCTTCTAGTTCTGTATTAAGTTTCTTTAAACCTTCGACCATAGCTAAAGCTGAGCTTACTGCTCGTTTCTTATGGTCTATCACTCCCACAGGAGCATTCCAAAAAGCCATTATACAGTCTCCCATATATTTATCTATTGTGCCTTGATTATTCATTATCAAATTTGTCATGGGAGTAAGAAACCGATTGATAAGTTTTGTTAAACCTTGTGGGTCTGTCTTGTACTGTTCACTGATAGGTGTGAACCCTCTTATATCACAAAATAAAATAGACAGTTCTTTAGTCTCACCTCCTAACTTCAACAGCTCTGGATTTTTTTGTAAGATCACTACCATTGCAGGTGATAAGTATGTACCAAACTGTTTCTTTATCTGTTGTTTCAATCTAAATTCACGAGCAAAGTTATTGAATGTCACTTGTAGATAGAGTATCAATATAGCAAACAACGGATAACTTACATCCCACAGCTCATTTCTTTCTACAAACGCAAAAAAGCCACCATATGCTGTCCCACTAACAAACAACAACATCACAGGAATAGTCCACTTCACACTCACTCTTGGTGCAATAACTATAATAAGAATACCGATCCCTAATATCAATAACAACTCTGCCAAGTTGGCAAAATCATATCGTTGTATAGATGTGCCTGTTAGTATAGTTGATAATGTCTTGGCATTGACCTCGTGTATATCTTTAGGCCCGAATGGTGTGGGTACTGTCTGTGTCAATCCTTCAGCTGTCAACCCGACTAGAACTATCTTACCCTTCACATCTACGTTTCTTTCTATGTTGGTTGAATAGTCAATCCATATACGAGCATGTGAATCTGTATTGACTATAGGGAACCCTCTTACTCTCACCTTACTGATGCCTGCGGCCTCTGTCTTTATCTGTGCTGATTTACTACCTACAAGGACTCGGAGTATCTCCATCGGTAGTGATGGGTAGATAACCTTTTCGCCGACACGGACAAACAATGGCACTCTACGAACCACACCATCTATCTCAGGCACAGTACTTACCATACCTATGCCTGCGAGTGCATCTGCAATGGGCTTGATGTTTCTTACTGCACCCTTATATGTGTATAGATAGGGGAAAGGATTACCACTGTACGATAAGCCTCTAGGTGTAGCTTGTCCTTCTATAGCACGACTAGAGGCGGCTTGGACGCCCACCACGGGCACTTGCTGCAGAACACCTACTAAGTCATCATCACCACCCAAACGATCCTCTTCGGCGAATAGAATGTTCAGAACTACAAGACGAGCACCAGCATTATATAGATCGGCAACTAACTGTGCAATGACTGTTCTTTTCCACGGCCATTGACCATGTTCCTTTAGTTCTTTCTCACCTACATCATAAAGAACAATTTTATCCGATACCGTTTTATTAAGTAGGGCTTGATAACCGTCAAAGTTTTTTAGGCGTAAGGTTTGTACTGGAATAGGATCCCAATAACGAATAGAAGTAAGTATCAATAATGTAATCAATACCAGCCAGGATGATGTTAGTATCTTAGTCACGGCTGGTATTGGATGATAACGATATTGTTAGACTGACCTGAAGTAGTACCTATTATTTGGGACTCCATCGTGCCACTACTATTCTTCTTGCCTGCTATGACCAACCTAGTGTTGCTGGGGTTGATATGAATATCTATTTTATCATTACCATAATTGAGCTCATACACATTACAGGTACTGTTACTGGTGCTACAAGCAGTGTTGTTGTAATAAGTATTGTCGGAGGTTGTGATGTATATCGTTGTTGGTATGCCGTCGGTATTACTAGTTGATGTTGATGTGCCTGTTGTGACCAAGGTGGTTGTAGAAACATTGGTGCCAGCAGATGAGGAGTCATACCAATAATAAATGTAATCAGTATCTGTTTGTGTCTGATTATATGTAGTTGTGGTTGTAATGGTAGTTTGGGTGCCGGCAGGTGTGTAGCTGACTGTGCCATCTGTTGTTGATACCACGGTGCCGGTAGTTGCCGTGCCACTTGTTACGGTAGATGTTTCTTCTGATGAGCTAACGGCAGTCGTGGTGCCGTAAGTAGTTTCAGAATACCCTATATAAGTTCCGTAAATAGTAATGTCTACCTCTTCCTCTTCCTCTTCCCACCAATATTCCTCGTCATCAGCTGTTGTGTCTGTTGTAGTGGTATCATCCATCCAGTCATCGGTTGATGTTGTATCTGTCTCATCAGCATAATCAGTGTAATCTGTCAAGTTCGTATCAAAGATATCGGCAAAGGTGGTAGTTTCTGTTTCTTCATAATAGAATGTGTCCTCTGTTGTGGTTGTAACAGGCACATATGGAGTTGTGGATTCATATGTGGGTGTTGTTGTTTCTGGTTCATCAAACACTTCAACAACCTCTACAACTTCGGGCTCGTCCCAAGTTTCTACAGTTTCTACCTCAACTTCCATAACCTCTACTTCAACCTCAACTGTTTCTGTTTCAAATACAGGTCCAGTATCCATCACCGGACCTGTATCGTTCATTGGCATATCACTTTCAAATACGGAAGTATCATCAAACATATTTGAATCAGTCATCAAGGTATCTTCATTGAAGGTGGGTTCTTCAAATGTAGGCTCATCAAAGACAGGTTCTGATGGTTCTGTCTCAACAGGTTCTTCAAACACAGGCTCACTTTCTACTATCTCCGGCCCAACTTCTCTAACTTCGTCCGTTTCCGAGCCCACTTCGTCAATTTCTCCTGACGTATCTCCATCGGATACTTCTTCAATTGGTTCATCTGTGATTTCTTCTGGTCCGGAATCTTGTGGCCCATCGGACTCATCTGATACGTCTTCTGACGTTTCTTCTCTAATTTCTTCAACTTCCTTATCCGTAATTTCAACATCATCTTGTCCTTTATCTTCTTCAGTTTGGTCTCCACCTTCTCTATCCTCTTCAGCGACTTCTCCTTCGTCATCTTCCACATCTCCTTTATCGTCGGTGGTTTCTTCTCCTTCTGTTTCTTTATCTCCATCAGTTTCCTCTTTCTCTTGTCCATCTTCTTCTACCTCAGATTCTTTATCCTCAGATTCTTTGTCCTCAGGATCTTCCTCCACTTCTTCCGCTTCATCTTCCTCATCGGTATCTTGACGATCTTCTCTCCGGACTTCTCTCCTGACTACAGGTTCATTCATTATAGGTTCTAAAACCAAATTCATCCCAGCTAATGCAGAAGGAGAAGGTATAATAGGTAAGGGAGGTGCAATCGTCGGCGACAATACTGTTACTGTGTGAAAGGGTTGGGTTAATAAAACTGTTCCCGCCCTATTAGCGACTTGAACTTTACCAAGGCCGCCATCTCTATCACGCAACAGCGTCACTGTAGTTACTCCCTCAGGTGTAACATTACCTGTAAGAGTAGTACCACGGACAGTTATTGTAGCAGAGGGGGTTGTGATTTTTACACGCTGTTCATTATTTGCTCCAATAGCGCCAGAAACATAACGAAACGATCCAACTGTCACATTGAAGGCTAACTTTCCAATATTATTTGCAGGATCATATACAAAATCATCAATCATTAATTCAGAATTTTCGATGACTGTTACCGATGTTTCATCTTCAAAAATAATACCAATCTTTCCATCTTCACCTGTCTGGTAAAAATCATCCATCAACACATCATAGCCTTCAGCTATATTTTGTGTCTTATTTGATCTCTCATTCCAGGTGCGGCCTTCGTTGTGTTCAACCTTACCTACACCTGCTAAAACCAATGTTGGGGTAAGCAAGAGTACCCATAATAAATTGCGAATCAATTTGTTAGACACCCCGTTGCATTGGCAGTATGATTTGTTATATTTCTATGACTTGATGTATTAGTGTCATAAGTGTATGTAGTATTAGCGCCCAAATCAGCAATGTTTATACAGCCCGAATGGGTATCATTCCCACGTTGCTTGAGGTCGTATGTAACTTTGTAAAGGCCTTCGCCATATATTTTCAGGCCAGCATAGTTGCTTGTGCCTTCTTGGTGGACATCAATAGTATGTCCATCTCCATCAAGGTCTATTTTTATTTCATCACCTGTTGTAATGGAATAAACACCTATTGAATTGGAGTCGCCATTCACATCTATAGACATCAACCCATAAATGTGTGCCATATAATTGGCATCGGTACAGCTAGTACCATACTTACATATCTTATTAGAATCTCCAGTAATAATAATATTACTTCTACCTGTATTAACTGCCTTAACTTGAACTTGATTACTACTACCTGTTATATGTAAGTAGTTATTATATTCCGTAATGTCCGAAAAATTGGCAAGTTCGGTCTGTCCTGTAGTGTAGTCACCTGTACCTTCATTCTGGAGACGGACGGTATTACTACTACCATCAATGTAGGTTTTCATTGTCTGGCGTGTACCGTAAATTCTATTTCTTATTGTGTTATTAGACCCGCCTACAATATCAACTTCAACTGATGTATTACTATGATCGTGGGCCGCATCAGTTACCACTACCACATTACTAGAGCCAGTTCCAGCAATATCGACATCAAGGTGATGATAACTAGAAGTGGTATGTAGATACGTTGTCTTAATGTAAGAGCCATTATTGCTACCTCCTATGTAGGCAGTATAAGAACAATTACTACATTGAAAATTACCTTTAATAAAACTAATAGTTCCTGACTGCTCTTGAGTAATATCTACTATTACATTGTTGCCTGATATGACAAAATCATTACCAGACGATGTTCCATACATTTCTGTATGGGGAGAGGCCTGTTTGATAATTATAGTACTGTTGGTGAGATCATCAAAATCGCCCCACAGTAAATTGTGTGCATTACTGGTGGGGACTAAAATTAACCATAGTATCATGCAGCTTATCAGTTTCTTCATCCGCTACCTCTTTAAGAATTTTAAGTCCTAAATCTGTACTATCATAAATTTCTTTCAACTCTTCGGGGTTTACTTTATCAGGAACTCCAGCACTTGTTATCGACTCAAACAACTCAACAGATCCCCACTCAACATTATCTTCCAAGGGTTCGGTATCCAACACAGCATCAAACTTATACTTCCAAAGTCCTTTCTCCTCACCCATCACAATTATTTCAACCACTCCCTTTTCAATAGCTTTTCTTACAGCATAGCCTACTGGTTCATTAGTCGCTGCGCCTGCCTCTGCCTCTATCAACTTAGTAGCTGTATCAAGATATCGGAATACATCACCGTGAATGCCGGCACTAGCGATACTCTTTTCTACGATAGCGGTCAGTTCTACTTCACCACTTGTGACATTGATAAGTTTTAATACTACAGTCACCACATCTAAACGATACTCTGCATTAGCACCAATGCCTAAGTAACGAGCGCCAATACCACCGGTCAGTATGTTAGTATCATACCCAGTGATGGCACCTGTAAGATAAGCACCAGCATACAACATAGGTCCGATAGGTTTGGCCTTGTCGCCGTGTTGTATTTGTCTTGTGGTTCTAATCAGTTTACGTTCTTGTAATAGACTTTGTAGTGTGTCTCTTTCTAATACTCTAAACCATTTACCATCACCGGCATCTAATAAAGCCTTGATGAGTAAATGTTGTGAGCCTTGTGTTACTGCCTTGGACATCTCAGCATAGGCCCCGCCGGGTTTCTGTTGCCCGGTCTGGTCTGTGAAACCATACACTGCTAGTATAATAGGATTCTGGTCTGGTTCTCTTAGGTCTTTTAGAATACTATGATTCATTGTTTGAATTCTTGGAACTTGGTCCAAGTTCTTCATAGTTCTAGCCAAAGTAGAAGCACAACCCGATACTAATAAAGCAACAGTTACTATTGCTATCAGTTTATGTATCATCCTTCTTCATCTCCCCAAGCCCAACCTTCCTTCTCTTGAAAAGGCATAGTATAATCATAGATAGTATTACCATTAGCATCTGTGATGGTCAGTGTTGTACCATCTGCATCGTTGTTTGTACCAGTAGATGCCCAAGTAATCGTGTAGCCATCTATTACCGTTGTGCCGCCATCTTGTCTTGTGCCGTCTGTACCAAACACATTATCTATGATGTTCTTTGCCAATGCGGTGTAGAATCGTGACTCTAAATTCTTACGGAATAATTCTATGGGGGTGTTCGCTAATTCATATTCCAATTCCAATTCTAATGCCTTAGCCTCATCCTCGGCCTTTTTCTTGATGGCCTGTTTGCGTGTTGTTTCTAAGTTCTCTATCGTTAAATAATGTGAGCTGGTTCCTATACCACTAAAACTAGGTGAATGAAATTTAAAATTTATTTGGCCTGCAAATGCAGAGGAAACTCCACATACAGCAAGAGCTGCCAATAATAAAAGATTACTTTTTTTCATGTTCTATTTCCTCCAACTTCTTTAACTTTTGTTCTTCTGACAGTTCTATAAAAACATTTAATTTCTGATCTAATCTAATAAGGTCATTATCTAGCATTCTAACTCGGTCTATCAACTTAACCAATACAGTAAAGGTTTCTCCAAGTTTAACTTTAATCTGTGCGGTGACATACTTCCAAATAAAATAAATGAAATAACCAAGGCCTCCCGCTATTACGACTGGAAGGCCGAAACGATTTACAAACTCTGTTAAGTCCATTAATCTTTCCTTGCATCTTTCTGTCCGTCTGTTCTAGCTATTCTTTCCAAGTCCGGCCTTATACCTACAACTTGGCAGATTAAAGTATCAATACGGATCACATCATTGTTCATTGTGCGTACACGATTATCCAGTGCCGTAATCATACTATGCAAACTCTTAGCCTGTCCTACAACAGACTCAAGGATGTATTTGATTAATAGGATAATAAAGAACCCCATCCCTACTGCTGCTGCGGCAGAGAATCCTAGTTCTAAAAGTTGAATAACTAAGTCAGGTTTCGGAGCCATGCATATGTCTCCGGTTGACATGATTATTCAATTCACGGAGGACATCACTTACTGTTTGTTTTAACAGAAAGGGAAATATAGCATGGATGAAACTAACAAAAAATAAAAATAAAAAAGTAAGACTATATCTTAAAGATTGCATTCCATGTTGCAAGTAAGTCTCATTTATTTCTTTAGGGTGTTTAGTAAATAGTTTTGTCACATAACTATTTATCAAATTATTTAGCAGGACCCCCATCTAGACGCCTAACTGGTGCTTTCTGGAGTTTTTCTTCTTCTACAAACATCTCTAGCTGTTTGCTTTTTGCTAGCGTTTCGTCATGTTTATTGGTGACTTTATTTAACAGTTTTTCTATCTTCGCATCAAACCATTTACCTGTTTTTGTTGTTGCAAACCATTTGTAAAAAGAGTTACCTATAACTCCCATTATCATTGATCGCAAAACAAACCAAAATAAAAAGCCCATTACCAGCCTTGTCGTTCACGATAAGAAGAATGTTTCAATGCCATTCCTCCTGTAATTCTCAATACTCTATATACTACTTTTACTTTGAGATTTGGTACTGTAGGTTGGGCCGCGGTCATACCTTCTAACATAACACTATCAGCATTTTTTCTCAACTTTTTTATTTTTTCTTTTGAAAATACAGCTTTGTTTTCTCTTAGTGCTTCGTAGAGTACATCATGTATTACTGCCGCACGAGCAACATCCCAAGGTGCTATAAAAGACCACGCCGCTCTATGTATAGAAGCAAGGTCTGTATGATACCCAGCTCTTATTATAACTTTGGCCTTCGTAGCAGGAGGCCCTTCTCGTTTAATTGTTCTAGTTACTTCAACACCAAGTTCTCTCCACTCAGAAAAATATTGATGAGCTTGAGCAGATAAAAAC